TTTCAAGAAAGGTAGTTTGTACGTCCTTGCAGCACGCCCAGGAGTTGGAAAGAGTGCATTAGCCATACAGATGACCTATGAGACTGCAAAGCGTGGCCTGCGTGCAAGCTATGCAAGCTTAGAAATGTCATCATCTGAATGTGCTGGCAGATTACTTTCCAATGCAAGTGGTGTACGCAAACCTACAGGCAAGGGATTTCTCAATGCAGGACACAAGCAAAAGCTAGAGACACAAGTGCAAGCAATGCAAGGTTGGCCTATTACATTCAAGGATGATAACCAAGCCACCATGCAAAGTATCTCTGCGTTTGTTGCCAAGCAAAGACTTGAAGGAGAGCTTGGTTTAATCGTAATCGATTACTTGCAGCTACTCTCCTCACCTGGACATGACTCACGAGTGCAAGAGGTTAGCCACATTTCTCGATCCTTGAAAGCAATTGCAATGGAATACGAAGTTCCTGTGCTTGCCCTTTCTCAACTCAACAGAGCATTAGAAAGTGCTAACCGCAATCCCATGCTCTCAGACTTGCGTGAGTCTGGTTCAATAGAGCAAGATGCAGATTGTGTTTTACTCATGCATCGTGAAAAAGAAGTAGATCCAACAACTGATGATATTATTTGCAATGTTGCAAAGAACAGGAATGGAGAAGTGCGTGCAACCAAACTAACTTTTACCAAGCCAACCGGGCGTTTCTCAACACGTGTAGAAACAAGATTGCATGATAAGAAACCATTTTAAGACTACAAATGACTTACATAGTGTCTCATAGTATGCCATTGCGTTACGAGCATGGGGTCTAGAAAACGCTTTTGTATAAAAAGAAGGTCAATATACCCATGTGGGTGTTAAAACGCCTTTAAGAGGCTATATGACCTAAAGATTAAGTTTCTCCTTCACTAGATTCAAAGTTTGGATCTAACCTTGGATCTGTTTCATAGATCACTTTACGCTGCATCTCTTGCAATTCCTGCAAGGTAACTTCTTTACCTGCTTTCCTTAGAGCAGCTTGCAACTGTTCAAGACTATCTTTGCCTGAGTTGTCCCATGGGAATGCATTTGTCATAGCAAACCTTTCTTGTTTCTCTTTGTCCACCAGGCAAGCACTTTCGGCACAAACTTCATCGCTATGAAGAGCGCCATGCCAAGTGCGAGCTTTGGGAGCAGGTCATTGTTATCTTGTTTGCTCATCCTTCAACCCTCCCTTGCTCAATATCGCAAAGCGTGGAGTAATAAGAAGAAAAGCCGGAAGGATTCTTGTCCCATATTTCTTTCACTCGCTTTCTTTCCCCCTCGCTTTCTGGTTTGATATTCTTGCAACGTTCTTGGTTAGGCCAAACAGCACCAAGCCAACGCAATTCTTTTGCTCGTTCTTTTGTTATTTTCATATCCTTGTTTCTCAATGGTAAGAACTGCAATATTTTGGCTTTCCATCCCATTTATACAGGCCACCCCGTAAAGGTGAGCAAACATGACCGCCTGGTTGTACTGTCTTTCTAAACTCACCGCCTATAAATTCATATCTACGGGGTTGAGTATATCCAGAAGAACAATTTCCAGCATCACTTGAATTTTCTGCAATCTTACGCAGCCAGATAGATTTTCCCTTTACCTTGGTTATTTGATACCAATCAATATTAGTTTGATCATATCCCCAAGAGTCATAAAGGACATCACCTTCCATATAATGCTCGCTTGCGTCCGGGCTCTTTCTCGATTTGCTTACAAAATCTTTTCGAAAGAAATCAATTCTATCTTGCACGAATTTTATTCTCTTTTCTACACTTGCAAAACGATAGTGAAACCAAGGTTTAAGAGAAGATCCCTTAAAACCAAGCGCCACAATTCTATTGTTAAATATTTGAGTTAATACGATTAAACCGCAATCTTCTACTTTGTTATATTCCCAGCCTTCATCAATAAGTTTGCTTATTTTTTCGTCTCTCTTTTCTAAACGTCCTTGTTTTGTTTTTGGTGTCATGCTGTTTCTCCTTTTGTTTCAAGTTGTGTAAGTAGTGCGTGAGTATCTCGTTTCTCTTTCAAGAAATACTCAATTGATTCTGTATCATTATGAAAACGTGCTTCTCTTAACTCCTCCTCAATATTTTCAAGTGTAGAGTTTACTTGTTTCCATAGATCAATATTTTGTGCTGGTTTGCTCATAATTATAGTGTGCTTGTTAGTTTAAGTTTTAGGAAAGCCAATGCTTTGAAATTCTAGCAAGAAAGCAGAATCTTTTTCTCGCTTCTTTTATGTCATTAAAAAATTCACTTTCGTTATTATTTATTTTTATTTCATAAAAGCCCTTTGCATCCTTGCCCATTAAAGTCTTTACATTATTTTTGTTTGTAGTTTCCCAAATTGTTATTTTGCTCATAATTATTTAAGGTTAAATGTTAGTTGTATTTTCTCTTTTTCTGTAAAGGATTGCCTACATGCTACATGCATGCATGCCCCCGGTTTACGGGGCAATGCAACACGCCCAGCACGCTCCCTTTGCTCTCTTTGCTTCCTTGCTTTCTCGCCTATCTCAAGCAATTGTTTGAGCGCTTCCGGGAATATCTCGCTTGCGTGTTTCAATGTATTTCCTCCATATGGTAACAATCATCTTCAACATCATCAGGCCACGCATATTGCTTGTCTACATTTGGCCCACTTGGGCCATGCGATCCTTTGCTTTCTTCTTTATTTAATGCTAGTTTCTCCTTTGTAAGTATTCTTTCCGCAAGTTTTGTGCTTTTGTGTAAAGTCAGGAAGCCAAAACAAGCACGCAAGTTACTTGCTAAAACATGCTTATTCTCATGCATCATACACATACTAACGTAACCTTTCCCGAAAACACTTTCTTCGTTGTAAATGTCTATAAAGTCCAGCACGCCATTTTTTTGACGTGTCCATTTAAAGTTATCTAATTTCATGCGTTGTTAGAGTAGTTAATATTTTGCAAGTTTGCAGGATACTCTTCCTCGTGTATCTCGTTCAGTCTCTCTTCTGCTTCTTTATAAACTTTTTTTGCGTTAAGATAGTCAGCGAGAGAGTATTTATATTTTCCCTCGCTTGTATTTTCCGCATCCCATATTAAAGACCAGACATTATCTTGCTTTGTACGTAACAATAATTTTTCTGTAGATATGTTCATGCTAGTTTCTCCTTTTTGCTTTAATTGTTTGTATTGCTAACCAAGCGCCAAGGATGGCGTATGGTGCGAGTAGTATTATTGATATGTCGTATTGCATTGTAAGGTAAATTTAGTTGTTTGTAGTTTGTAAGATTAGTAATCTTTGCTTGCTGCTATCCTGCTGGCCTTCATCACATGCGCTGGTATTTCTTCACTTGTAAGGTCAAGGGCCGCAAGCGCGTCCCTTGTGTTGCCTGTTATGCAATATTCATGATTGCAAAGTTCGTAAGTAAGCGCATCTTGCAAAAAAGTTTCATCCTTTAGCGCTTCTTTCATTTCCTTATTGCTTGTTTCAAACAATGTATCCAGCGCGGCTTCTCTGGATTTGAGCAAAAACATACCAGCGCTGCACTGTATAATATCTAATTTGCTTGCGCCAAGCTTTGCAAGGCCCGCGTCAAACTGTTTATTATCGAAAGCAAAAAAGATGCCTTCAAAGTTATTTAAAGCGCTTTGCTGCGCGTCTTTAAGTTCTGAATATTTCATTTTGTAGTAATTTTTGAGTTAGTAAGTAACAAGCAATCTCGCTTGCATGGAATACAACAAAACACAACAACTACACAAAGTCAACTTATTTTGTAGTCAATCGTAACCTAACTAATAAAAGCTTGTATGCTTGTATACATGCACCATGCAAGCGTGCCCTCGCAAAGCGAGGCCATGCACCATGCAAAAAAGTTTCACGCAAACTTGAAAACTTGTTACCTAGTGATCCTTGTAAACAGGTAGCAAGAAATTGTGTAGCTTGGGAAGCATGGGAAGCATGGGAGTATTAATGCAAGGAAATTGCGGGGAAAAAGCATTTCTTCCCGGTAACAGAAAAAGTAATTACATGATTTATGTATTTACACTAACTACATATTTACACTGGATTGTTTAAACCAGCTTGCAATCAATCGAGATCCCCCATGCAATCGCACGCAATCATGCAATCTTGCCAAGTAAAACCACGCAATCCCACTATTCATGCACCCCTTGCAATTACTAACAAGAAGTGCGACCCTC